TATTTTAGGGTATAATAACAGTGCACTCACAGTTATAGATAAGTCACAAGGATTAGAACATCCAATAGTTTATAATGTAAATAGCTTTGAAGAAGTAATTAATTTATTAGAAAAGGATGAAGAATAAATATGGAAAAATTAGAAAGCTTAGTAGACTTAAATACAAAAATCTCATACAATGATGACGCTATTGTATTAATTTCACAAGACGGATGTGCTAAATGTGAGATTTTAAAAAATATCTTACCTGAATTTGAAAAGACTGGAGATATTACAAAACCTATTTTCTCATTAAATTTAGATGATGAAGATGTGGATAGAGAGTTAGCTATCGAGAAATTTAATGTTATGAGTACTCCTTTGTTACTTTGTTTTAAAAACGGAGAACTTAAAGTTACTTTAGAAGGTGACGATGTAAACCCTATGAAATTTAAAGATTTAGAAAATATTTAAATTTAATTTTGATAAACCTCACTTTTATGGTATAATTAATTTATACAAAGAAGTGAGGTTTTTTTATGGCAAAAAATAAAACACTAACTATATATAATAGTGATAGATATTTCAATATTCATACTAAAGATAAAAAAGAAATAAGTAAATCAATAAAAATAACACATGCAAATGAAGAGGATATAGAAAAAAATCTAGATAAGGTAGCTACTAAGTCTAGTAGATATATACTCAAAGATGATAATACTTATATGTTATTTAATGAGAAGTATAATAACGATAGGCTTATTGAGAAAGTATGTAAACATGGAGGCGGTGTTTACTATTATACAGATTCTATTATACCTTATTATGTATTTAAAGACTTATCTACAAACCAAAATTCAGCAGTTGTTTATAAAATGCGTGAGCGTTTTTCAGATAAAGAAATTGATAATATAGCATTATCCTTTATGGGAACTAAAGTAATAATTGATATTTCAATAGTACTTCCTTATGTAAATCCTTATGAAATTATTAGAAATTTACATCCAATTAAAACTAATGTTGATGAGGTTCATTTAACATTCCCTAAGCTAAGAACAATTGAAGAAAAACAAAAAAAATTTTATGATTTTGATGGTGAAGGTTACGTACTAAAACCTGAATATAAAATTGATTTTGCTGAAAGAATTAGAGTATCTCTATCTGTATGGAAAATGTATATCTATATCCTTACTAGTGAAGAAGACCACCAAGATGTTACAAATGAGATAACTAAATTAAAAAAACAAAAGAATGTTAAACTGTAGGTATAATAATGACAGTAAATAGAAAAGATATAGCTAGAAGAATATCAGAGGAAACAGGATACTACATACAGGATATAGAAGAAATATTAGAAGCAGAATCAAAAGCTATCGTTGATTTCATTGACGAAGGGCAAGAAAAAATAAAAAATCATAAATTATATCAAATAGAAGTAATTGAAAAACCAGAAAAAAGAGCATGGAATGGATTAGATAAGAAGTACTATACTATACCTAGTAAGAAAGTACTTAAGATTAAACCTATGAAATACTTAGAAGAAGCAAATGAAAGACTTAGAGAGACAGATTAAAAAATTTGTCTCTTTTTTTATTGACATTAAAGATATTCTATGGTATCATATATTTAAACAAGTGTAAGGAGAAGATAAATATGAAAGCTTTAATTTTATACGACCACATAAGAGAAGAACATTTTAAAGTTACAGATGATAATAAAACAAGATTAAATCTTTTTAATACTCAAAATGGTAAAACTTTAAAAATGTTATTAGAGAGATGTTCAGGTTTAGTAAGAGATAATTCTAGAAAAGATTATGATATTGATTTTGTGTATAAGGCTATACCAACACCTGTAACAAATAATTACGGTAAGATTGTTAAATACCAAGATGTAAAGCAAACAGAAGTTAAACCTTATTACTCAGAATTAACTAAACGAATTATTGATAATAATTATGATATTATTGTTCCTTTAGGTAAACTAGGTATTAAATTTTTACTAAACGTTACAAAATTAGGTTCAGTAAGAGGTGTACCTCACAAAATAACATTAAGTACTGAAAATACAAGTAAAGGTGTTTGGGTATTACCTACTTATAGTATTGAATACACTAATGTTAATAAAAATGCTGAACGTAATGTAGTTACAGACCTTAATTTATTAGGTAAATTTGTAAAAAATGGAGAAGAAGCCTTTAAACCTAAAAAAGTGTCATATGAACTTGTAACAGATATTGAAAGAGTAAGAGAGATTTTTACTAAAGAAGTAAAAAAAGATAATAATGATGGTATAGATATAACAGCTTGGGATACAGAGACTAATTCACTAAAACCAGATAGAGCAGGAAGTAAAGTTTTAGTAGTATCTTTAAGTTGGAAAAACGGACAAGGTGTCACAATACCTATTTATAAATCTGATTTTAATTGGAAAAACGGACAAAAAGATATTGATGAGATACTAAGTTACTTAAGAGAGTGGTTAGCTGATAAAGAGGATATAAAAGTAGGTCATAATATTAAATATGATATAAAATTCCTAATGAGTACACTAGGATTTAACACATTTGAAAATAATCAAGACACACTTGTAGGCTGGTATTTAGCTGTAACACAAGAAACCACAGATTCTAAACGCCTGTCTGACTTAGCATATGAGGTTACAGATATGGGTGGGTATGACACACCGTTAGAAGAATTTAAAAAATGGTTTAGTAGAAAATTACTTAAATTCTTGTCAGAAAAAATGTCTACTATTATTAAAGATAACAAGAGTATTGCAAAAAAAGAACATAATATTAAAGCAACAGAATATAAAAATTGGTTATCTGAAAACATTAGTGTGGATAAAGAAGTAGAGCTTGATAAATATGAGCAAAAAACAGAAATGAATAGTACTGATAAGCAATATATTCAATTAGGTTTACACCCAGAACGATTAACAAAAACAATGTTAATGGGTGATTCAGAGTTTGAAGAGGTAGCTAAGCTTTCGGATGAATATATGGCTTTAAGTGATGAAGGTAAAGAATATACACTTAAAACAGCTTTAGAATTAATTAATAGGTTTAAAAAACATACAGATGTATATAATGAAGTTGATGGTGGTAAGTTTAATTATGATTGGATTCCTTTAGAACTAATGCACCCTTATGCTAGTGGTGACGTTGATGTATGTCGTAGAATTTATTCTAATATACTAGAAAAATTAAAAGACCAACAACGACCTAAAGCAATAAAGTTATGGCAACAAGATTATCCAAGGTTAGATAGAACCCTAGCAAGAATAGAGAGTAATGGTCTATATGCTGATTTAGATTACATGGAAAAGAATGACAAAGCCTATGAATTAGAATTAACTAAAATTGAAAATAAAATAAGAGAACATTGGGCGGTAAAAGAATTTGAAGAAGAAAAATATAACTTATATGAACTAGGTTTAGAAGAGTTTAGTAAACCTAAAAAAGAAAGAGACCCAGAAATAGAGAAGTACAGAAATAAGTATAAAGATGATGGGTGGAAATTTAATATAGGGTCAGGAGACCATAAAAGTGAACTATTGTATAAAATATTAGGTTTTGAATTACCTTATGACCAGAACTACGTTAAAGCTACCTCTTTTGAGAAAAAGAAAGAGCAAGATATTAGTTGGGAAGACTATAAAACAGATACTAAAGCTCTAGGATATATATTATCTGATTTAGAAGTAACAGAAGATAACAAAGAACTAATAGAAGACTTATTATACTACGCCTCTATACGAACAAAACGAAACTCATTTACTCATAAGCTTCCTAGAATGGTTAATAAAAACACACAAACACTACATGGTAGTTTCTCATCAACAACTACAAGTACAGGAAGATTAGCCAGTAGTAACCCTTAAATTGGGGTTGTAAAACTTTGTTAACTGCGGGGAGAAACTTGTTAGGTCTTAACTACTAACTTATAATGGAAACATATATAAGGGCAAACAGTAATGTGTTTGGTACAGTAAAAAGGTTAAGAATAAAGAGAATCCGCAACCAAGCCCCTGAAAGTGTATGGAAGTATGGGGAAGGCTCAACGACTAGGTGTTGAGGTAGCACAACCAATACACACCCACGAAAGCAAGGATATTATTTCTGTGGTAGGGAATAGTAAGGAAGAGTATATGAAAGAAGTTTGGAAAGATTATGATGATAAATATAAAGTAAGTAATACAGGTAGAGTAATAAATAAAATTACTAAGCATGAATTAAAACCATGGATTATTAATTCAGGGTACAAACAAGTTACAGTTACTGAGGGTAACATATTAGTGCATAGATTAGTAGCAAAGCTTTTTATACCTAACAATAATCCTAATCTAAATGTTGTTAACCACATCGATAATAATAGATTGAATAACCACGTAAACAACCTAGAATGGGTAGATTATAGGGGCAATACCTTACACTCTGCTAAACAAGGTAGACAAAATACGTATAGTGCTAGGGAACAACTTAAAAAGGTATCTAATAAAGCAGTATATCAAAAAGATATGGAAGGTAATATTGTTAAGGTGTGGGATTCACCCACTCAAGCACAAAGAGAAACTGGTGGGTATTTTAGCCCATCAAAAATAAGTCAAGTAATTTCTGGAAGACATAAATCACATAAAGGTTATAAGTGGGAGTATGTAAATAAAGAGTCTAAAAGAAGTAAAAATATGAAAATTGATGTATTTGACTTAGACGGTAATCTATTGTATACTAAGTATAGTATGAATAAGGTGATGAAACTACTCAACATGAATAATCATAAGACATTGAGAGATAAATTAAGAAAAACAGATGACTTTGTAGAGTATAAAGGATATAAATTTAGAAACAGTAAATAAACAATAAACCTACCACAGAAATGATATATGATATAGTCTGTCCTATATAGAGATATATAGCTATTGTTTAAATGACAATAGATACAATATAATAAATAAATTATATTGTACACAAGTAAAATTTACAAAATATTGTAGCACACACATCTAATGTCAATAAATTTGATTATCATCACCCTATTAAACGTTCTTTTGTTTCAAGATTTAACAATGGTGTAATTTTACAAGCCGATTATTCAGCTTTAGAGCTCAGAGTTACTGGTTTGATGACAAAAGATAAAGATATGACTAATATTTTCTTACACGGGGGAGACCTACACAAGAATACAGCAAGCTTAGTGTATAATAAACCAGAGGAAGAGATAACTACTGATGAACGTACAAAAGCAAAAACAGTAAGTTTCTCATTATTGTATGGTGACGTTCCATTTTCTTTTGCTAGTAAAAATAATATGCCTGTAGAAGAGGCAGAAGAATTATTTGATAATTACTATAAAAATAAGCCAGCTGTAGGACAAGCGATTGAAGACACGCATGAGTTTGCACAAAAACATGGTTATGTAGAAACATTACATGGGTTTAGACGATTTTTAGGTAATGCTACAAGTAATGATAAACAAAAAAGAAATCAAGCTTTAAGACAATCATTTAATGCTAGAATACAAGGTTTAGGTTCATGGTTTACAAGTATGGCAATTACTTATATTGATGATTTTATTCAAACTAGAAATATGAAGTCTAAACTTATTGCCACAGTACATGATAGTATTGTAGTTGATACACACCCAGATGAAGTTAAAGTTATGGCTAAAGTTGTATTACATTGTATGCAAAACTTACCTTTTGATTTCTTATACATTGAGTATGAAGGAGAGAATATTAGGTATCCTATTGTAGCAGATATGGAAATAGGAACAAGCTATGGAGATTTAGTAGAATATGATGAAAATCATATGAATGAATTTAACTCTCCTATTGGTTATGTTAAATACATGTTAGCACTCCAAAAAATACAAGATTATTTTGAATCAGGTAAGATTACTGAAGAAGAAAAAGAAAGTAAAGAAAATTATATTAAAGGAAATAAAAAAGCATTTACTAAAATTTAATATTGACAAACTATATCTATTTATGATATAGTTATGTCAAAGGAGGAATTGATTTGGAAATTCATGTAGATAGTCTAGATTTTACAGAACTTACTATTGTTGATATGAATGGTGAAGCTAAAACATTCAATATTCATGATGAGCTAAAACTAAGTGAATATACTATACAACAAGAGATGTATACACAGTCTAGTAAGTATGCTTTTTGGAGCTCTTTACTTGAGAGAGTTAGAGCTTATGCAGAAGCAGAAAGTAGAAAGTTAGAGCAAATAGGAGCTTCTGTAAATAAACAAGTAAGACAAGGATATACACAGCAAAAAATTAAACCAACTAAAGATGTTATAGAATCAGATATTTTGCTTAATGAAAGTTATCAAAAGCAACAACAAATTGTAGAACAATGGAATTACAAAGTAAAACAATTACAGTATATTGTAAAAGCTTGGGAACAACGTTCTACAATGTTAGTACAGTTATCAGCAGAACTAAGACAAACAAATAAAAATGGTGGAATGACTAATCCATTTTCACATTAGAATACAAATTCTTATAAATTTAAACTTGACAAATGGAATAAACTATGTTACAATCATAACATAATAAAAATAAAGGAGAGAAATATAATAATGTCAGCATTTACAGAATTTATTAATCAACAAGCAAAAGAAACACAAAATAATAACAATAATGAGGTGGAATATTATACACCTAAAAATCCAGTTATTCGATTAGGTAAGCAAAAAGATGGTTCAACTAAAGATTCAATTTTAGTACGTATTTTACCACCTAAAAAAGAAGGTTCTTTAGAGTTTTATAAGAAATTTAGAAACACAGGTATTAACTTCAACAATAAAAACAATGAGCAAAAATTCGTAGGATTAACACTACCAGCTACTTCAGGAGAATCAGTCATTGACCCGTTTATTGAATCTTGGATAGCTAATAAGGTTCCTTTTAGTCGATTCCCTAATAGACCATCTAACAGATATTACATTGAAGTTATTGAGTATATTAATAATGGTGGTACTTTACAACCTGTAGTAGATAACTCAGGTAATCCTAAGATTTCACCTTTAGAAATTCCTATTACAGCATATAATGCTTTAGCTAGTCAATTAGGAGATGAAATGTTTAACCCTTCTCCTTCAGCTAAGTTTAGTTTTATTTCTGAAGATATTGCTTATCCTGTAATGTTTAAGAAAGCAAAAGAAAATGATAAAACAAATTGGTATGTTCAAGTATACTCTAATCCACAATATCAATTTGGTAATTTACCATCTAATTGGAGAGAGTTATCTTCAGATTTAGATAAATTAGCTCAACCTACAGAAGAGGTGAACCCTAATCTTGTTAACTTCTTAATTAATAAAGTAAATGGAACACCTTTAGAAACAGATAACTTTACTTTCAACAGAGATACAAATACATTAGGGGATGCACCTAGCCAACCACAACAACCTGTACAACAAACACAACAACCACAACCAACACAACAACAAGTAGAACAACAGTTACCAGGTAATTTAAGTAATCAACCACAACAAAACACACAACAAGTACCACAGAACGATTGGAATACTATTAATACTCAATCGCAACAGACTACTCAACAACCAACTCAACAGCAACAGTTTAATCAGGTACAACAAGCACCACAACAACCACAAGGAAATAATCCTTGGGAGAATTTTGATGAGAATACTATTAATGATTCTCAAGTACCTTTCGACACTGGAAGTCAGCAACAACCACCTCAACAACAAAACGTACAACAAAATCAACAACAATATCAAGAACCTCCTAAAATGGAACAGCCAAAAAATGTTGATGATGTTTTAAAAGGTTTAAATCTAGACATTTAATATTAGAGTGCTTAAGCACTCTTTTATTTGATTTTTATATTGAAAGGTGATAAGATAATGGCAAGAGCAAAAAAAGGTAAAGAAATAGATATGAAAGATTACAATACCATTGATTTAGGTAAAGAAATGGGTTTAACTCTATTATCAGATAGTAATAAAGCAGACATTACAAATATAATTCCTACTATGGTTCCTCAATATGATAGAATTCTAGGGGGAGGTATTCCTTTAGGAAGACTTACAGAAGTGTATGGGCTAACAGGTTCGGGTAAATCCACGTTTGCAGTACACTTATCTAGAATAACTACACAACTAGGTGTTATTACTATTTGGATTGATATTGAAGGAACAGCAGATAACCAACGAATGAAGCAACTAGGGGTAGATGTATCTAAATTATTTACTATTCAAGCAGGAGAAGGTAGACTTAAAAATACTGTTGAATTATCAGTAGAAACTGTAGGAAAAGAATTAGAATATTGGATTGATACTTTTAACGAAAAAGCACCTGGTGTACCTATTTTATTTATTTGGGATTCTCTAGGAGCTACAAGAACAGCTAAAGAAATTGAAGGAGGAATTGATGAAAAACAAATGGGTTTAAAAGCCTCAGCTACACAAAAAGTAATCAATGCTATTACTCCTAAACTCAATGATACTAATACAGGGTTAGTTATCATCAACCAAGCTCGCGATGATATGAACGCAGGTATGTATGGTGACCCTATAAAATCAACAGGTGGAAGAGCTTTTGAACATGGTGCTAGTTTACGTATTAAAGTAACCAAGGGTGCTGAATCAGGTCTTAAACAAACAGATGTAACAACAGGTAAGCCTACTTATAGAGGTCATGTAATGCGTATTGAAACTAAAAAATCTAAATTAGTTACACCAGGACAAAAAGCGGAAGCAGATTTATTATCAAGTTATGAAGTAGGCTCTAAAGATGATACGATGCTATTAGATGGTATTGACCCTTATCACACAGTTTATAAGGAAGCAGTAGAACGAGGTTTAATTTCTAAAGGAACATGGCGTAACTATGTAACTTTAAATGGTGAAGAAATTAAACACTATGATAAAGATTGGGTTCCTACACTTGTTAATAATCATGATTTGTATTTAGAATTATTTAGTAGAGTATACTTTGAAAACTTTCCTACTAAGTATCGACCTTTAGAAAATAAAATAGTAGATATTACTACTATTGAAGAATATCAAGCTCTTAAAGATTTTTATGAGATTAAAAGTACTGAAATTGAAAACAAAGGTACGGATGAAGAATGACAAATAGTTATAATTTAATAGACCAAAATATAGATAGAGTAAAACAATCTTTAAGTGAAACAAATTCAAAAGATGCAACACCTAGAGAGTATATCAGTATTGCTAAAAAATTTCAAAAAGTAAAAGATAATAATGAATCAGTAATTGTTGAAGAGGGTACTTTCCCTCACACTGATTCTAATGTAATGTATATTAATTATGTCTCGGATAGATGGGTAGGAGGCTATTCACTACTTAGATATGAAAATAGTACAGTTAAAGTACCTAGAACAATACATTATTCAGATATTTTTGTAAGGGATAAAAATCATAAAATAAAAATTATTTTTGAAGGAGCAAACCCTTATGAAGAAGAACAACGGTAATAGATATGTAATTGATTCTGATGGTATACCTATTGATTTTGAAAGAGATATAGATAAATTACTTAATAAATATAAAAATTTAAGATGGTCGCTATACCATAAATATGCAGGTATATTATCTAATGAAGCTGAAAGGGAAGATTTACGAGAGTATATAGACGAGCAGTTTATTAAACTTGTTAAAGAATATGATATACACAGTAAAGTTGATTTTCCTGGATATATTAAAGCAAAATTAACTCTAAGAGTACGTAATAGTTATATTAAAAAGAATAAAAAGTGTAAAAGTACAGAGTTGATAGGTAAAAAAGAATCTACAGTAGAATCTCTAACTGAAGCTTTAACTACAGGTATAGAAGAAAGTGAATTAATACGATATGTGTTTGATGATGTAGAATTTACAGAATTACAAAGTATTCTATTAAAAGAACTACTAATGAATGAAGATATGGAAGATGAAAAATATATAGTTAACAGAGTATCTGAAGACACTCAAATTAAACGTAAAGATGTAGCAAAAGAGCTGTCAGAACTAAAAGATTATGTAAAATTTAAAATTAATGCTTATCATGAGCATAATAGACACATAAATAGTAATACACACAGAGTATATACTGAAAATAATGTTTGGGAATAACAAAATATTTGCAAAAAAGCCTTACTACTGTTATATTAGGAATGAATTTAATAAAGCAGTAGTGAGGTTATTTTCATGATAAATAAGTTTGACAAGGATAAATTTAATAATGCCTTAGATAGTGTTGAGGTTATTATTCCTAATTCAAAACAAGTAAGACGTAAATTTTCTGAATTTGTACCGTTGATAGTTTCAATTATAACTGTTATTAATTTAATATTATCAAGTATATTAGGTAAAGATTTTTTACCAATTTCAGACGACCAACTTTACTTAATTATATCTGGTATTGTTTCATTAGTAGCTATTGTATGGACTTCATGGAAAAATACAAGTTTCAGTAAAAAAGATAAACAAAGGGAAGAAATAGCAAATCAAGTTATTTCTAAACCTAGAGTTAAAGATATTATAAAAAAATAGTTAGGAGATTTTAAATATGGCTAAAAAAAGTTTACAAGAAGTTTTAACGCAAGATACAGTAACATTGAAAGATAAATACTTACAAGTAAGAACTGAACAAGACGGATATACACGTACACATAGAGGTATTTATTCTTACATTTGTAAAGAGCAAGATGGTGAATTATTCCTATTTCCTATTCAATTAGATGGTAGAGGTACTATTAATGTAATGAAAGATTCTCCAGTTGTATACACAGACGGAGATAATATTCATTTTGTAGTGAACACTTTATTTGACCCTTACCACCAATCATTTATCCGAACTGAAAACATTAAAGGTTTAGATAAAGGTAAACAATTAGTACAAGCGTTCTTAGCATTTATTGAAGATAGATTCCGTTTAGGAGTATATAACATCTTTATTACTAATGAGAAAGAAGACGTACTTGAAGTTAAAGACGTAGAACAATCAGATGCTGATAAAACAGAAGATAAAAAAGGTCGTGCAAACGAAGATTTAATTTCAAGTTATCCAACAGGAAATGCTCGTGAAGACGTACGTCATAACGACCAAAGTGAAGGGCAAGGAGATACTTCAGAACCTTCTGAGTCACGTTCAGACGTAGATGTAGACGTATCTGTAGACCCTAAAGATACAACAGCAGATGTTAATGCAGAAGAAAAACCTCAATAATATACCGCTTTTTAGACTAGGATTAAATTCCTAGTCTTTTTTTATTGACAAATATATACATATATGTTATAGTATTAACTGTAATAAATATAGAGAGGTGTAAATGATGATAAAAGAAGAGAATATTATTTTACTTAGAAACCCAGACGACCATGTTAAAGTAAAAAGACTTATGGAAAATGAAGAAGAGTTTATAGCTGTTAAGTTTGATACAGTCTCAGTAGCTACTGTTAATGTGAAAAGTCAAATGAACGCAATACAAAACTATCTAAATATTTATGGTTATAGAGTACTAGAATATGGTAAAGATAATTTAGGACTAGATAAAGAATCAAAAGGATATTTATATGCTAGAATGGAGTGGTAAGAGTGTATATTTTTATTAACCCTTTAATACTTGAGAAGGATATAGTAGATAAGTTTTTCAAAGAAAATATTCAAGGTATTAGTAAGATAAAATATGAAACAGACATAAATAATGTTTCTTTTGAAAGTGTAGAAGATGAAGATGTTATTTTTGTAGGTTATATTTATAAAAACATAAATACTCAATACTTAGAAGGTAGTATTTATTATGTAAGTAACATAGGGTTATTACCTGATAATTTTATTACTATAGCTAAAGAAGAACAGCATTTAAGTCTATTAGAACAACTTATGATTTTATTAGATATAAAAGATGATAAGTGGTTAAGTATAGCTAGAGATTTTACTAACTATTTTAACTTTATTAACTTAGAAGAAATAAATTACACACAAGTAGAAAAAGAACTTAATATAGATGAAGTTTATATTTCAATGATGTTAGATAGGGTTGTTGATGGTGGTAATAATTTCTTTTTCTTAAACGAGAATGATGTTATCTATAAATATGTATTAGCTCATAGAATTTTAAGGAAAAGAAATACTGGTGTGGTTGTTATAACATCTCAAACACGGTCAACTAATGACTTAATAACATTTCATTGTAAAAATGTTGATAAAAATTACTTGACAGAAGTGTTTGATATACGTTATAATGATAAGACAAATGTGTTTAGTACATTTATACCTAGTTCAGTCAATCGACTAGCAAAAAATACAATGAAATTTATTAAAGAAGGGAATTAATTATGACAGAAAGTAGATTTAATACAGTAGAAGAGTTATATGCTATTGTTATCGGAGTTCTAGGAAAAGAAGAAGGTAAAATAGTTTTAACTAAATTTAATAAAATTATTAAAGAATTAGGATTAGATAAAGTAAATTCTTCAGAATTTGTTGATATTGTAGACACAGTTAGAGAGAATGAGTATTTAAACAGTCTTAAAAATTCAGCTTTATCTGGAGAACTTGGTTTAGGTGACTTAAGAAGTGTAGATGATAGAAAAGTATTTACAGGTAACGATTATTTTAAAACTGTTTCAACATATGTTACTGAGAATGAGCGTACACTATCACAACAAAGAGAATTTCGTAAGTATGCTAAACAAGGTGCACATATTAATATCTTAATGGAAGATTTAAAGAAATCTATAATTAGAGATTTACAACCTATGAATACATTATTAGAAAGTCAGTTTTATAATTATGTAAATACAGAAAAAGAAAAATCAATGGTAGTTTTACTGTCAGATTTCCACATAGGTAAATTTTTTGCCTAGGTATATAGAAATATATACTAAGTATTCTTTTAATTGACTGGGAGGCTAAGGCTATTAAGCTATGCTAATCAGCATCCAAGTTCTATTTTTTAAATATACCTATATACCACTAAATATTAAAAGGTGGTATAAATAATGGAGAA